GGGCCCTTCTCAACTGATCCTGTTGATGACATTATGGTAGACAAACTTTCATTCATTAAGTAAGACAATGAATTGTTTATATTTTCTGTTTCTTCTACTAGAGTTCTCCCTCTTGATTGTTTTATAGCAATTATAAACATACCAAGCATGTTCCATTTAAATTTCTCTTTTGTGCCAGCTAGTGTTCTATCCATTTCTACTGCAGCTGTAAGCAAATAAGATTTGGCTGAAGATACATCTCTAGATAGCACTGTTGGGTCAGCTATAATGCTGTCTATAAATGTAGAAGTTTCATCTGTATAACCTTTGACTAATTCAGGACTGCTGACCTTTACTCTGTTAAATTCATCATCAGTTTCTACTAAGTTTAACCAGTCAATTGCCTGACTCTCAACTTTCCTATCTTTAATTTTGTTAAACATAGATGAATCAAATATTGCATCTATATATTGTGGGTATGACACAACAGGTGTTGATTGGAAAGGCACAGCAACTGCAATAGGTGAATCTTCATGAATTTCAATAGTAGGTGTCATGCCACTCTTTGTGAGGAAAGATATAGCATGTAATTTACACATTCTCAAAAAATAAGTCATCATGTGTGGTCCTTTAATGACTAACCCTTTAATCTTCTCAATGGCTCCAAATTTACTAGTTAAAGGTGAATAAAGTCCAGCCATTGTATATCTGAGCTGACCTTGTATAATGCTATCTGTTTGTCTGGTACTTAAATGCATTAATAAAAATTCAACCAGGTCCCTTCGCTTGATTTGTCTGAGCTTGTCATCTTTTGAAAGTGTAAGGTTGTGTTGGGCATCAACTGAATATTTTGCCAATAAAGTAGGCATCAATTTTATCCACCATGTAACTTCCCTCTGAGACAATGTGACAGTCCTGTTACGAGACCTATCATTTGATTTTAATTTGATGTTATCACACAAAAATGATGCACAAATGTCTGTAACATTATTAATCCTCTTACTTGTTGATATTGCTATGTAACAATCCTCTTCTGGGTTCATAACTAACCTAAATCTGTGCTTTGGTGTCTTCTCAGATAGTGCTATACTAATAGTCCTTGAATAACTGTATAATATTGATGCCACATAAAAACCCAGTGATTTTAAAGGTGAATCTTGATAAGCTCCTGACCAAAATTTAAACCACTCTTTATTTGATTCATTGTTTGAAATAGTTGCTATCTTCTTGACAAATGTTGACACCTTGTAGTCATGTGATAGTTCATCAACAAGGTTGTTGTGCTCTTTTACTTATTTTGCTGCTTCTAATAGTGTTACTGGTTTGTATCTCTTTTCTCTGTCAACTCTAACTCTATGATCTAGGTGTTGTGACCCAAAATTGGAGCTTATTATATTTGTACCTAGTGTAAAATGCTTATAATATTTTTTACCTTGTAATGTGGTTGCAACTTCATCACCCAAAACAAAAGAAATACAA